AAAAGTGCGGCCACAGTCATTGGCATGGAAATGCCGCAACGGCGCACGGAACACTCCTCGAACCTGTCGCCCGTGACATGTACGACCTTCGGCACAATCAAAAATCTCACGAAATTGGTCTTGTCCAACATCCGGTACACTTGTGGCTCGGCGGCTCACCGGACGGAGTGACCGAGAGCGGCCGACTCATCGAAATCAAGTGTCCTTTGTCGCGCCGGATCACACCCGAAGTTCCGAAACATTACTACCCACAGATTCAACTTTTGTTGGAGGTTCTCGACCTCGAAGTCTGTGACTTCATTCAGTACAAACCCCCCAATCTCGGGAAAGGTGGTCAGGAGGAATTTGTCGTCTCGGAGATTCCACGAGACCGCGAATGGTTTGCACGTATTTTACCCGTCGCGCGCGCATTCTGGGATCGGGTACTCTTGAAGCGCCAAAATGGTCTGTGTGAGATTCTCGAAGACGAGGAAAAGGGGACGGTGCAGGCACCGCCGCCGGGGCCACCGGGCCCTGGGCCGGTGTGCGATATACTTGAAGACTAATCTCGATATACTGACATGGTGAAGTGTCCGGCGTGTCAGAAGAACAAGGGGGGTGTTCAGCTGACATGCCGCGAATGCAAAATCGCATTTTGTATCGGGTGTATACAACTCGAAATTCACAAGTGCGCGTGTCTCGAAAGTCGTACCGCGTTTGAAAAGAATCTACTCGAGAAGAAACTTGTAAAGATTGAAAGTTCCAGGATTATTAAATTTTAAGTCCCTTCCGGAAAGAAAGGACGACGACGAGGAGAATCATGGCGACTATGATCGGCCATAGGCTGTCCCCGCCCTTTATCAGCCCCGAGACGTAATTGCGCCCGTCGGCGTACGAAACCTCGCGAGACCAGGATGTTGTGCCGTCGTCGTACTGGTATTTACGCGCCGGGAACATAAAGGATGTCGCGGGATCGATGCCACCAGTCATGGCGGTCATGGCCGGTGCGCGAAAGATGTGCTTGGGTGTGAAATGCGCCTCGTACTCTGGCTTTTCTTCCGTCGCCTCTTCCTCCTCGCGAGGCATCATCCACGGCAGAGCGTCCGTCGACTTGTGGCCGCCGTTATACGAAATGCCAAACGTCTCTGTGGCCGTGTATGGATTTATGCGGTCCATAGACATTTCGTCAATCTCGAGCATAGCAGTCATTCTATTGTGTACTGATATTTTTGTCCAGGGGCGTGCCCCTGTCCAGAGGCGTGCCCCTGTCCAGGGCCTCCTTGTCCGCGACGGTCGTCCCGGCATCGCCGTAGGACCTGTCCTGAACCTTTTGCTTGTGCCGGCGCCACATTTCGTCGAGGTCGACGTCGAGCATGTACGCCAACTGAAAAAGGTACGAAAACACGTCACCCATTTCGGTCATGACGTCTGTCCCCCGCTCCTTCTTGAGTCCGGTTTTACGAAAACTTCTTTGAAACTGTCGAATCGCCGACGCGAGTTCACCAATCTCTTCTGTGAACAGCAGCCACACTGTACTCACGTGGGCCTTGTCCCATCCTTTCGTACGACACAGTTCATAGGTTTCTTGTTTGTACCCATTCATACTTGTGTACTCGGCGCCCGGTTCTTTTATCAGTCGATAGATGACTGAATGGCATCACCGACCTCCCGTGGACTGAATATAACAAGCGCAATGCCGAGCGCAACCAGTTCTATGACGGCTCGCATACGCTCCATCTCCAGTTCGGACAATTTTCGCCTGATTGCAAAGTGCGAACTGACGAGCCGGGACGCGCGATCGATGATAAAAAACAGGATGAATCCGTATATGATTTCGCGAGTCCCCTTCATTACACTTTACTGAGAATAATTTTCATCTGATCCGAAAGTTTAGTGTGCCAGGCGTGTAGAACAAAAATCTGAAACAACAGGGTCGTGAGCGAAAGTCCGAGTGCAATGTACGGAATGCGCTCGCGCCACTTCTCCTCCGCCATTTACTTGAGACCGGATATTTTTCTCGCCAGAGTCGAAAAATCATTCGAGTGGGTAATGTGCCACGGATAAAGAACCGTCAGAGCGAACATGAACGAAATGATCGACACGGTCAGTGTCAGAACCGGGATCCATTTTTTACGTTGCTCGGGCTCCATGCTCTTGTCCTAGAAAAAATCACCCCATCGCCGGGAACATCTTCTTGAATCCTGTGACTGTCGTGCGACACATCGGACATGATGGTGACCTGGTGCGCCCGAGACACTGTTCGCAGGCGAGATGGCCACACGGATCCAGAAACGTATCGACGAGCCGTTCCATACAAATCGAACACGTAAACTGACTATACTTGCGGGCGTTCGTATTCATGAGTACGGCCTCCATAGCTTTGAGTGTCCCGTTGAGTTGTGCCAGTTCGTCACGAAGTTCTGTTACGCGACTCGTTTCCGCGAACATTTTGACCCGTTCGGCCAGTTCGGCTTGTAGGTCCGGGTCACTCACGACCGATGAAGCATTTTGCATGACCGTGATGTCGGTCGACAGACCTAGCAAGTGCGCCTCCTTCTTTCGGAAATCACCGAGGGCGGCTGCGTACGTCGCCTTGTACCGACCGAGCGTCTCTTCAAACTCGATCCAGTGGTCGTCGAGTGTCACGTCTGGGACGTCCGGTAAAGACACGTGCGACGGAATCATAACGTCGGAAAGAAATTCGGCCAGCATGGTCATATTCATACTAGAGTGACATGAAGCTACTGCTTTATAAAGACTGATGTGCTTCTAGTAATTAGAGTCATGCGTTTTCACGTACTTGCGGTACCGCATACCATCACTAATAAAGATTACGTGGCGTGTGCGTTCACACAAAAAGTTCTTAAATTTTGTGAAATGATGACACCGCGTGGTCATACTACGATACATTATGGACACAAAGATTCACGTGTTCTGTGTACCGAGCATGTGACAGTTGTCGATTCCAACTTGTATAATAAAATTTATGGACAATATAACTATAAGGTTAAAAATTTTAAATATGACGTAAATGATGAAGTCTATATGTCATATACGATGAACACAATTCGCGAAATTCGGCAGAGACAGATGCCCGGGGATTTTGTGCTGGCATTTTGGGGGATGGGTAACAAGGCTATATGTGACGCACTTCCTGATATGATCAACGTAGAGCCCGGAATCGGATATGGTGTCGCATTTGCTGAATTCAGAATTTATGAATCGTATGCACTTATGCATGCATATATGGGTACAGACAAAGTATTAACGAGTGGTAATATGCCATGGTATCATGTTGTTATTCCAAACTATTTTGATACGAAAGATTTTGAATTCAGTGACATAAAAAAAGATTATTTCTTATGCATAGGACGTATCACCCGGGGAAAAGGTGTTGATATTGCATTGGATATTACTGATCAAATAGGTGCCAAACTTGTTATCGCGGGACAAGGTGAACCACGTGATCTCGGACTAGATGCATGGCCCGACCATGTAGAATATGTTGGATACGCAGATGGCATTAAACGTCGTAAACTTCTGACGCACGCAAAAGGCGTATTCGTTCTCTCGACATATCTCGAACCATTTTGCGGAGTTATGATTGAAAGTTTTTTATCCGGAACACCAGTAATATCAACAGATTGGGGTACATTTACAGAGAATAATCTTCACGGCCTGACCGGATATAGATGCCGTACATTTGACCACATGGTATGGGCCGCTCGTAATATTCACAAAATTGATGCACACACGTGTCGTAGATGGGGTGAAAACTTTACGTGCAACAAAGTAGCCCCTATGTATGAAGAATATTTCGAATCTATTAATAAATGTTGGTACGCTGTGAATAATAATCGCACTAATCTAGACTCTATAAAACGCATTTTCCCATCTGTAAATCCTTGTAACATTGATGCTATATTCCCGTGCTTCAAACAAGTTTATGCTGCAGATATGGCACTTGAATCATATAGGTCATTTTATCCAAATGGAAAAATAATCATGATGTGTGATGGCGGCGATCCGGGTATGAAAATCGTTGCCAAAAAATACAGAGCAGATTATTCATATCATCGACATATTGGTATTCGTGACTGGAAAAATCAATATGAATGGGTTGAACGTTTTTTTGGAGCTGTTGGTCGAATTACAACTGATTTTTTTGTAATGCAAGAAGAAGATGTATTTCATGTTCGTTCGGTAGATGCATCCAAGTTAGTATTTGATATTTGTGGTACAAACCCCGGGGCGATATTCCCGCAAGAACTTATTGATTATACCGGCCACAGACATTATGCCGGATCTGGTGGATGTTTCTTCCGGACTGAATTTTTCAAAAAAATAACATCATCCAATTGGCGTAAACATATACGGCGACCATGGTTACATGCCGATATAGTTCTATCAGTATTAACATATATGAATGGTGGAACAATTGGTTATTGTACGGAATGCGTCGAATTTAATAGACCAGAATACAAAACAAACCCTGATCATGCAGTCATCCACCAATATAAGAAATATTATATCGATATATAAAAATGGTATTGTTCGAGGTCTTGTGTATGTCGTGCGCAGAGACATTCGGGAACTTTAATCTAAAATGGTTTGCCGAATCGGGTAATTCGGCACACCACCATTTGGGGCTAGGTGTTATGGGATACGGGGTCGTCCTCTTCTTTCTGATCAGGGCATTCGCACTCAAGAATGTTATGATGGTGACGGCGCTCTGGGAAGGGATGATTACTG